GATTCAGTAGTTGTAAATTCAACTAATTATACAATTGCAGAAATTTTAAGAGATGGAACTGGTATAGCTCAAATTTATTTAGAGGATATTTCATAATGGCACATCAAAGAAAAACAATCAGAGATCAGGTTATTACATCTTTAACTGGATTAACGACTACTGGAACTAGAGTATTTAATTCTAGAATATATCCAAATGAACAATCAAAATTACCACTATTAAATGTTTATACTATTTCAGAAAACTCAGAACTTGATGCTGTAGGTAGCTTATTAAGATCTGTTGATTTAGTAGTTGAAGGATTCGCAAGTGCCAATTCAAATATAGAAAATACCCTGGACACCATAGCTAAAGAAGTTGAGGAGGCTTTAGGTTCAGATATTACTTTAAATGGTACATGTAAAAATCATTTTATTAGCTCAACTGAAGTCACTTTAGCTAATGAAGGCAGTTTACCAATCGGAGTGGTTAGGCTGGTATTTACTGTAATTTATAGAACCACACAATCTGATGTTGAGGCATTAATTTAAACTTGACCAAGGCATCAAAAACTTTAAAGGAGTAGTTATGGCAACAGTAAGTGGAAATAATGGTGAAGTAAAAATCGGCACAGATCTAGTGGCTGAAGTAAAATCTTTTGATATTACTGAAACAGATAATATCATTGAAGATACAGCTATGGGAGATACTGCTAAAACTTATGTCTCAGGATTAAACGAGGCATCAGGATCAATTACTTGTCACTTTGATAAATCAGATACTAATGGACAAGAGGCAATGACAGTCGGAGCCTCAGTAACTTTAAATCTATATCCAGAAGGTGATTCATCTGGTAACAGAGAAATTTCAGCAACAGCTTTAATTACATCTGTTGGAGTATCTGAAACTATTAATGACATTGTAGAAAGATCTTTTGGTTTTACTGTAACAGGTGCTGTTACTCATGGAACTGTTACATAATAATTTTTTATGTCAGTAATTGATCAGGCTATTCAGCATTTTAATTCTCAAGATTCAAAAACAATTAATGTTCCAGAATGGAATGTAACATTTCTTGTTAAACCTTTAAATCTTGATGAACAAAGAAGGTTATGGGAAAAATCTAAAGTTAGTGAAATAGATGCTATTGTAGATTTAATCATAATGAAGTGCTTAACTGAAGATGGTAATAAAAAAGCATTCAAATTAGAAGATAAACAAAAGTTATTAACTCAATGTGATCCAAATGTTTTAGCCAGGTTATCCAAACAGATAACTGGCGATACATCTATTCCTGAGGAAAAAAAAACTTAAAAAAAGACCAAAATCTTTATAACCAATATCAATTAGCTGAAGTTCTGCATAAAACTCTTGCAGAAATAAAATTAATGTCAGTTAAAGAATATAATGGATGGATTGCTTATTTTCAGATAAAAGATGAAAAAGACAGGTTAAGAAAACATGGCAAATAATAATTTAAAATTTACAATATCAGCAATAGACAGAACTAAATCTGTTTTTAAAGGTGTTGGTAAATCTGTTAAATCATTATCCAGTGCTGTATTCAGTTTAAAAGGAGCTCTAGTAGGACTTGGAGGAGCTGTTGTTTTAAGATCCATTGCTAAGACCAATGCTCAATTTGAAGATCTAAGATCTGGTCTTGCATCTGTATTTGGATCTATTGAGGAAGGTAATAAAAGATTTAGAGAAATATCTGATTTTGCGACCAGGACTCAGTTCAGTGTTGAAGATCTAACTAAATCATTCATCACATTAAAAGGAGCTGGAATTGAACCTACTGAAAAATTATTAACTACATTTACAGATACATCTGCATCAGCAGTTGATGGCTTAGGTGTATTTGAGGCTTTAACAAGAGTATTAGCCAGATCTGTTGGTGGTGGTTTAGGATTAGAAGAATTAAACCAAATTTTTGATAGAGGTATTCCAGTTTACACAATTATTAATGAACAACTTGGAATTACCAGATTGGAAATTTCTGAATTAGGTAAAACAGCAGAAGGATCAAAAAGAATTATTGATGCATTAATAACAGGATTAGATCAAAGATTTGGTGGAGCTACACAAAAAAGATTAAGTAACTTAAATGTTGCATTTTCAAACTTTGGAATTGCATTAAGAAATTTCCAGGACATAGTTGGAGAATCTGGTTTTGGACAAGCTCTTAAAAATATAACAAATACTTTAACAGATGCTGTTACAGATAGTGATGGATTAGCTAGATCTATAGGGAGAGTTTTAGGAAATATATTTAATAAAATTAATGATGCAATAATTTCATTTAGAAAAACTGGTATTCAAAAACTTAAAGAATTTTTAATTGAGGCAACTAGAGGAGCTGAGAGTTTTATCAATGGATTTAAAGAAGGTTTAGAGTCTATTGCAAATGCATTTATTGATATAAGAAATGCAGTTGTATTTGGAGATGATTTACCACAATTTAAAATTTTAAAAACTGATTTATCAAATATTAGAGATTTTATTCAAGGCATTGGATTTGATGCAGAAGTAACTGGAACTAAATTTGAAAAACATTTTGGCAAAAGAATGCATGATGGATATTTACAAAAGAATGTTGAAAAATTTACAGAATTAAAAACAAGATTAAAACTTTTACAAAATGCATCAAAAGATTTTGGAGATACAATTGCAAGAGGATTTGAGGATGCAGTATTTGAGGCAAAAAATTTATCAGAGGCTATTAGACAAATAGGACAAGATATAATTAGATTAGCTTATAGGAAAGCTATCACAGATCCATTAGGAGAGGCTTTAGGTGGAGCTATCAAAACAGGAATTGGATCTATTATTGGAGGAATAACTGGTAAAGCTACTGGAGGATCTGTAAGATCTGGAACTCCATATATTGTTGGAGAGCAAGGTGCAGAGTTATTTGTACCAGGAAGATCTGGAACAATTGTTCCAAATAATGCAATAGGTGGTGGAGCTGTAACTGTTAATCAAACAATCAATTTAATGCCATCAGTTACTGATAGTATTAGAGGTGAAATTTTAAATGCATTACCATTAATTAGAGAACAATCTGTCCAGGCAGTGATAGAGGCAAGATCTAGAGGTGGTATTTTAACTAAAGCAATGGGATTAAAATAATGGCAACTTTAACAATACCAAAACAAACTGAATTTAGAAATTCAACATTTGGATTAGAGGAAAATACAGAAACTTTCCAATCTCCAATTTCTAATACTATTCAAACTTTAGCAAGAACTGGAGCTAGATGGTATTTAACAATTAATTATGTTCCATTAAAAAGAGCTGATGCTCAAGTTGTTTTAGGATTTTTAAGTAAATTAAGAGGTAGAGTAAATTCATTTCATGGTTTTGATCCAATAGCAACATCTCCATTAGGTGATGTATCTGCATCAACATTAGTTGTTAATGGAGCAGATCAAACTGGAACCAGTTTAGTTTGTGATGGAGCTGAGGCATCCACTACAGTTTTAAAAGCTGGTGATTATATAGAGGTAAACTCAGAATTAAAAATGGTAACTGATGATGCTACATCAGATGGAACAGGAAATGTAACAATTAATTTTTCACCAAGTTTAAGATCATCACCATCAGATAATGCAAGTATCGTAACAACCAATCCTAAATGTGAAATGAAATTGACTGAGGATAATGTAACCTGGTCACAAAATACTGATGGTACTTACAACATTTCATTTTCTGGAATAGAGGTATTCTAAAATGAGTAAGACTTTAACAACAGCCAATGCAAATGTGTTGGATGATAGTGTTATCGTTCCAGTTCATTTTTTAAAAATAGAATACACATCAGGAACTTTATATTTAAACACATCTGATAGAGACATTACTTTTAGTGGTGATGAATATATTGGTGGATCTGGAATAGCTACTATATCATCAATTGAGGAATCCCAGGAGCTCCAGGCGAGTGGGATTCAATTAACAGTCTCTGGAGTTTCAACATCTAATGTATCAATTGCATTAACAGAAAATTTTAAAAATGTTGATGCAACTTTATATTTAGGTTTTTTAAATATTAATACTTATCAACTCCATGATGATCCATTTATTATTTTTAAAGGCAAAGTAGATACTCAAGATGTCCAGGTAGATGGAGAAACAGCAACTATATTAATTGAAATAGAAAATAGATTAATTGATTGGGAAAGACAAAGAATAAGCAGATATACAAACAATGATCAATTACAAAAATTTAGTGGAGATGTTGGTTTAGAATTTGTTCAACAATTAGTAGAAAAAGAATTATTTTGGGGAGTTAAAAACTAATGGGATTTGGATCTTTTTTTTCAGGTGTAGCATCAGTTGTTAAAAGTGCAGTTAAATCTGTAGCTGGATCTGTTGCATCATCTGTTGCAAAAAAAGGTGGAATAAAAGGTTTGTTCTCAATGGGATTAAAGCAATTTGCAGTTTCATTTATTGCAACTGCTGTATTCTCATTTGCTTATAAAAAATTAGCTGGTAAACCAAAAGAACCTTCTGTTGGTGGTTTTGATAGCGAAGTGGTTAATAGATCCACATTAATTAAATCTCCAATCTCAGCTAGACAAAAAGTTTATGGAACTGTTAAAAAATCAGGATCTTTATTATATGCATCCACAACTGGTGATGATAATAAATTTTTACATTTAGTTATAGCTTTAGCCAGCCATGAAGTTCAATCAATTGATAAAGTATTTTTTAATGATGTAGCCATTGATCTTAGCTCCGATATAGATGGTTCAGGCAATGTAAATACTGGAACTTATAATGGCAAAGCTAGAATAAAGACCAAACTCGGAACTGCTGATCAAACAGCAGATTCCGATTTGGTTTCAGAAGATGACAATATTACTTCTAATCACAGATTTAGAGGAATTGCATATTTATATGTTAGATTAGAATATGATGTAGATGTTTATCCAAATGGTATTCCAAATATTTCTGCAATAGTAAAAGGTAAAAAAATTTTAGATTATAGAACTTCAACAACAGCTTATTCATCAAATCCAGCTTTAATTGTTTATGATTATCTAACATCATCTGATGGAATGAATGCATCAGCATCAGAAATAGACACAACTTCATTTACAACATCTGCTAATGATTGTGAGGACTCAATTACTTTATCAGATGCATCAACTCAAAATAGATATGATTGCCATGGAGTAGTTAGCCTGGATAGAAAACCAATTGAAATAATTGAAGATATTTTATCAAGCTGTATTGGAACTTTAACTTATGAACAAGGTAAATTTGTTTTAAAAGTTGGTAAAGGTAAATCATCAGTTAAAACAATTACAGAAGATGATTTAGCTGGAGAAATATCTGTAAGAGCTAAACCTAAAAGACAAGATCTTTATAACCAGGTAAAAGGTGTTTTTGCAGATGAAGATAATAACTATGTAGCAACAGATTTTCCTGTCCAGGAGGACACCACTTATCAAACAGCAGATGGTGAAACTATCTCAAGAGAAATACAATTAAATTACACAACTAATATTGCAATGGCTGAAAGAATTGCATTGGTGCTTTTAAAACAATCTAGACAAATGATGACTGTTAATATGATTGCTAAACCAACATTATTAAATTTATCTGTTGGAGATGTGGTTAGTTTAACAATGGACAAATTAGGATTTAGCTCAAAAACTTTTATTGTAACTACTCACACATTAAATGAAAATTTAACTGTTAATTTAACAATGCAAGAATACAGCTCAACAGTTTATGATTATAATAGTGCAACAGATCAAACAAATATTACAGCTCCAGCTAACTTAAATTTACCATCAGCATTTAGTGTCCAGGCTCCAACATCTTTAATATTAGATGATGAACTTAGAATTTCAAACGAGGGTATTGTTACCTCAGTAATGACAGCATCTGCTACTCAAAGCTCTGATGCTTTTGTAGGCAGATATGAATGCCAATTTAAAAAATCAACAGATAGTGTTTATACAAGTGTTGGAACAAACACATCTCCAGTTTTTGATATTCATGGTGTAATTGATGGAACTTTGTATGATGTAAGAATTAGAGCAATTTCTAGTATTGGAGTTAAATCTGCATTCTTATCTGGTCAGCACACAGTAGTTGGAGAGCTAGATCCACCAAGTGATGTAGAAGATTTTGCTGTTAATATAGTTGGACAAGATGCTCATCTAAGTTGGACTGCTGTAAGTGATCTTGATCTTGCATACTACTCAATTAATTATTCAACATTAACATCTGGAGCTGAATGGCAAAACTCAGTTCCTTTAGTTCAAAAGGTTTCAAGACCAGCAACAAGTATTACAGTTCCAGCAAGAGTTGGATCTTACTTAATTAAAGCTGTAGATAAATCAGGAAACTTTAGCTCCAATGAGGCAGTTATATCCACAAATATAACTGCTATTGGAAACTTTAATGCAGTTGCTATACAATCAGAGCATCCAGATTTTATTGGTGCTAAAACAAATGTTGTAAAAACAGAAGATGGTTTAGTTTTAGATACAACAGAATTATTTGATGATAACACAACAGATAATTTTGATGATATTGTTTTAAAGAATTTTGATGGAGGAACTCAATCAGGAAATTTATACACTTCAGGAAATTATGTTTTTTCAGATACAATAGATATTGGAGGAGTATTTACTTCAAGAGTTACAGCAAGCATCACACAATCTGCAACAGATAGAGATAGATTATTTGATAATATTTCTGGCAATTTTGATGCACAGCCAAGTAACTTTGATGGTGATGCATCAGTTCAATCAGATGCTCATTTAGAAATAGCTTTATCAGATGACAATATAACTTTCACTCCATTTAAAAATTTTAGTGTTGGAGATTTTTCAGCCAGATACTACAAATTTAGAATTATATTAACTTCAAGAAATGGATCAGCAACTCCAGTTATTTCTCAACTATCAGTTACAATAGATATGCCTGATAGAGTCATATCCTTTAATGACCAGGTATCAGGAACTGGAACTTATACAGTTACATTTACAGATCCATTCAAGAGCTCTAATTATGCAATTGGTGTATCAGCTCAAGGCTTAGCCACTGGTGATTTTTATGAAATTACTAACAAGCAATCTGGATCATTTGATATAGCCTTTAAGAATAGCTCTAATACTGGAGTGTCAAGGACATTTGATGCAATATGTAAAGGATTTTAAACTTGACCAAAGAGGCTTTTAAAATAAACAAATAATTATGTCACAAGTTTCACAAGTAACATTAGATAACCAGGGCTTTCCAAGTTTTAGATCAAACTTGAATGCTACTATTAATGCACTTAATTCAAATCACATTGGTGCATCAAGACCAAGTTCAGCAGTAGCTGGTAGTATTTGGCTGGATAATTCGGTAACTGATACCATTTCTATTAAACTGTTTGATGGAACAGATGATTTAGAATTATTTAGTATCAATACATCAACAAATGCAATAACCCTACCAAGTGGAGTTACAGTTTCAGAAACTGATCCTAACTCAATTCCATTTGCAGTAGCTTTAGGAAGTTAAGGAGAAAATATGGCAAATAATTTTAATGATGCACAAGTAAGTTTAACAGATGCTACTTTGACAGATGTTTTTACTGCATCAAACAAAT